CCGGGCCTATTGGATGGGTGATTGGAGCGGTAACTGCCATCATTGCGAACTGGGACAAAATCAAAGATTTCTTTGAGTATCTTTGGGATAATCCAACAGCCGCGATATTTCGATTCACATCCAAAATCAAAGAACTTTTCCAGGGAGCGATTGACTGGGTAAAAGAAAAATGGCAGGCATTCAGCGATTTTCTTTCCAAGCCGATATTTGGCCGGGTTGAAATCTCTTCAAACGCACCAAATGCGGGTGTTGGAAACGGACGGGCAACACTCGGCAGCATAAAGGGAAATGCATCTGGCGGCATCTATGGTAAGGGTGCGTTCCTGACCACCTTTGCCGAGGAATCCGGGGAATCTGCGATTCCGCATACGCCGACCAGACGGAACATTGGGTTGCTGGCCAAAACCAACCAGATCATGGGGAATCCCCTGCAGCCGAATGTAAATGTCTATTCGCGGTTTAATCCGGTGATTAATGCCAAAGCGGAAACGCCGAACATCAACGTCCAGGCACCTGCGTTAACTCTGCCGGACATTCCGCCTGCGGTTATGGCAGCGCAGAAAGCTCCTGTTGTTAATCCTGTATTTAATCCTACAGTAAACGCCATGGCAAGTACTCCGTCCGTGACGATTCCGAATCCTGTTATCCAGATGCCGGAAAGCAAACCCATTATGCAGGCTCCGCCTGTTGTGAAAAATATGATCAAAGCGGTAGCGGACTCTCCCATTGTGAAGACGTTCGTCAAAGCGGTGGCGGCGGTACCTGACATTATCGTGAATCCACAAAGCCCGGTGTTGAAACCAATCTTCACGGCCATGGCCAAAGTACCGGACGTGATCGTGAACACGGAAACAAACCCTGTGTTCAGACCACAAGCACCAATCGATAATTTCCCTGCCGCACCTGCGCCTATTGTTAGAGCCATGGCGACCGCTCCGGCCAGTCTGTTTAACCATGTTATCCAGTCTGCAGATGTGACGGACGTGAACTTCCCGGAAATCACCGCACCGAAAGAAACACTGATAGAGCGAATCAGGAAATTTGCCTCGGCCCCTGCACCGGGTCGAGAGGCTGCATCCGTTCCTACGGTTACCATCCACAACGAATTCCATTTTTCCGGACAGGTTAACCAACAGGAAGTGCGTGAGACCGTGGATCGTTCTACTGACATATCCATGGGAAAATTCCGGGAACTGATGTTGGAGTGGCAGCGTGAACAAAGGAGAGTGCAGTATGAATAAATACACCACGATTCAGGGTGATATGTGGGACGGCATCGCAAAGAAGGTGTATGGAACCGAAACGGCCATGAACGTCCTTCTGGACGCAAATCCAGAACATATTGGTACCGTTGTATTCAGCGCCGGCATTGTGCTTGACGTACCCGATTACACTGCGCCTACCCCTGACCTGCTGCCGCCATGGAGGCGATGAGTCATGCTGGCCAGAAGAGTGACAGCCACGGTGCTGTATAACAAAAAGGACATATCGGCAGACCTGGCAAGTAATCTGTTGGGACTCAGTTACACGGATAACCTGTCAGGGGAAGCCGACACGCTGGATCTATCGCTGGAAGACAAGCAAGGCATCTGGCAGAACGCCTGGTTCCCGGAAAAAGGCGCTACGCTGGAAGCCACACTGAACACTCTGAATTGGGAAACGCTATATTCTGGAAACAACGCATTAAAGCTGGGCCAGTTTGAAATCGATGAAATCGGTTGCAGGGGGTATCCTTCCGAGGTGCAAATCCGGGCGGTATCCATACCGAACAACAATAAGCTGCGCGGCGTGGAACGAACGCGGAGCTGGGAAAAGGCCGAGCTGAAGACCATAGCCAATGACGTAGCCAGCGGCGCCGGAATGGAACTGGTATACGACACAGAAGAAAACCCAACGTTAGAAAGGACAGAGCAGACCGAACAGTCTGACCTGTCCTTTTTACTTGCCCTGACGAAAGACCACGGGCTGGCACTGAAGATCACGGAAAATAAAGTGGTGATTTTTGATGAGGCCAAATACGAACAGGAAGAGCCAAAAATCACCATCGTAAAACCGGGAACTTTTGTAGCGGCTGAAGGCAATGTCGTCACGGACGTCCTGGGCTACTCCCTGAACAACAAGACCAGGGACATTTATAAAGCCTGCCACGTCCGGTACCAGCACGGCAAAAAGAAAGAGATCATCGAAGCCACCTTCACGGATCCGGAAAAAAAGGAAGGAAAGACGCTGGAAATCAAAGAGGAAGTGTCAAGCATTGCCGAGGCAGAGCGGCTGGCAAAAAAGCGGCTGCGGGAAAAGAACTGCCAGGAATGGACCGGCAGTTTCTCTGTTGTTGGAAACCTGACCCTTGTGGCAGCGATGACAGTCAATCTTTCCGGTTTTGGTGTCTTTGACGGGAAATACCTCATCACCAGGGCCAGTCACAGCATTGGTAAAAAGTATGAGACAAGCATAGATGTGAGGAGGTGCCTGAATGGATATTAAAGACCTTGTGTATCGTGTCATCCGGGACATCTTCCGCATCGGTAAGGTTTCCAGCGTGAACGGCAAGAACTGTACCGTCCGGGTCACGTTCCCCGACAAGGACAATATGGTATCTGATGAACTCCCCGTCATTGTCATCGGCAGCTATGGCACTAAAGGCTATTGGGTACCGGAAGTAAAAACCCAGGTCCTTTGCTGCTTCTTACCGATCATTTCCGGCCTGGGCCTTAACAAAGGGTTTGTCCTGGGTGGTTTCTATAGCGTGGAAGATCCGCCGGAAGAAACAGACCCAGATGTACGGTGCTTGAAATTGCCGGATGGAAGTTATTTTCGTTTCGATGGAAAGGGAGAGATTCATATCCATGCTTCCAAACACATGATTTTGACAGCGCCAAGAATTGATTTAAACCCGCCAGGAGGTGATTGAAAATGCCAGCAGTAACAAGAGTCGGTGACAACGACACCGGGCATGATGCCTGTCCGCCGAGACCGTTGGACACGGGAAGCGGAGATGTGTTCGTGAACGGCATCAAGTGTGGACGGCAGTCGGACAGCTATGTCGCACACGGCTGTATCGTGCATCCGCCGCATACCGGCATCATCGCTTCCGGAAGTTCAACTGTCTACGTGAACGGCCTGCAGATTGGGCGCATTGGTGACCCTGTCAGCTGCGGCGGTTCTGTAGCGGTCGGCAGCGGAGATGTCTTTTCAGGAGGATAAGTAAATGATTGTAGGTTATATGGGAAACATCCCCTTCATCACATCCCGGTCGTACCTCCAAACGTTTTATGACTACCAGCGAAAATCAGAAAGCCGCTGGGCAAAGCACAACATTATCGGGCAAAAGCCTGTGATTGAATTCTTGGGGCCGGATACCGAAGAGGTATCTATGAAAATCCAGCTACGCCGTGATCACGGTGTGAACCCGGAAAACACGCTGAACCAGCTCCGGGAGATGCGGGATACTGGCGAGGCGTTCCCTCTTGTCCTGGGAAGCAAGATCATTGGGAACCTGCTCAAAAGGGTTTGGAAGAATTCACCTTTCGGAACCAGCACCGGGCTTTGGGTACTGAAAAGCGTGACAGAAGATGTGAAGCATTGGGCGGGCGGGAACCCGTACATTGTGGATGCTACTGTCACATTGGAAGAGTATACGGGAAGGATGGTCTAAATGGATTATGTAATTGCAGTGGGGCGCCTGCCCCCGATCAACATGGCCCCGGCAACGGTGGCGGAAGAGGTTTTACAAAATGTCCGTACTATCCTTGCGACCACGAAATGCAGCGTCCCGCTGGACAGGGATTTTGGAGTGGACGCCACATACCTGGACGCACCCATGGAGACCGCAAAGGCAAAAATGGTATCGGATATTATCCTTGCCATCGCAAAGAGCGAACCCCGTGCGGCTGTGACAAATATTGATTGGGATGCGGAAATCAAAGGAGTTTTAAGAGCGAAAGTGCAGGTGAGGATCAATGAGTCTGAATAGTTTAAACCATCTGCCAGACATCAATTTTGTGGATGCGGATGCCTCCACATTGGAGGCAGAAATCATCCATGAGTATGAAACCATAACCGACAGGACCCTGGCAAAAGGCGACCCCGTCCGGTTATTTTTATTGACCATTACCAACATCATCATCCTGCTGGTTGACAAACTGAACCGGACAGGCAAGCAGAACCTGCTGCGGTATTCCGAGAAAGACAACCTGGATCATCTGGGTGCGTTGCTTGGAGTGGAACGCCTGCCTGCGTCTGCCGCTGTTACAACGGTCCGGTTTACGTTGTCGGCCACCATGGGAACCAATGTTGTGGTGGATGCAGGAACACGTGTGACGGCGGACGGCACCGTCTTTTTTGCGCTGGATAACGCCGTTGTTATTCCTGCCGGTTCCTTATATGCAGATGGCGTTTGCACCTGTACCGAAGTCGGAACGGCTGGCAATGGATACATTGCCGGACAGATTAAAACCCTGGTTGACCCGGTCCCCTATGTGGCAAGCGTGGCAAACACCACCACGTCAGAAGGCGGTGCAGAGATAGAGAACGATGACAGCTATCGGGAAGCAATCCATATTGCCCCGGAGAGCTTTTCCGTGGCTGGGCCTGTTGGTGCCTATGAATACCATGCGAAACATGCCTCTGCGCTCATATCCGATGTGGCGGTGAGTTCTCCCGACCCTGGGGAAGTTGACGTCCGTGTCCTGCTTCAGGGCGGACAAATCCCAGGGGCAGAAATGCTGCAGATTGTATCAGACGCACTGAACGACAGGAGTGTACGTCCATTGACAGATCTGGTAACCGTCCAGGCGCCGACTGTGGAAAACTACGATATCAATCTCACCTACTATATCGATACCGAGGATGTTGCGCAGGAAGCTATCATCCGGGCCAATGTCGCAGCAGCAGTGGATGAGTTCGTGGCATGGACCAAGGCGAAAATCGGCCGGGATATTAACCCTTCCGAACTTATCCGGAAGATTATCGTTGCCGGCGCCAAGCGGGTGACTGTGACTTCTCCGGAATTTACGGTACTGGATAAAACGCAGATAGCCATCGCAGACAATGTGACGGTGCAGTATGGAGGGACAGAAGATGCTTAACCTTGATGATACGGCCATCATAAAACAGACTCTTCCCGACAGTATTGCGCCCGATCAGAAGGTGCGTGATATCTGCGATTCCATCCAGCCGCATTTCGACAAGTTCCATGCCGACATCATGAAAGTGCTGCTTCTGCCGAACCTGGACAAGCTGTCTGAAGCCCTGGTGGACGAACTGGCCTGGCAGTACCACGTGGATTTCTACAGGGATAACTACCCGATTGAAACCAAACGGAAACTGGTACGCACAGCCATAGAACGGCACCGACTTAAAGGTACGCCTGTGGCGGTAGAGGAAATCGTCCGGACGGTTTATCAGGATGCGGTAGTGGAAGAATGGTTCGAGTGGGATGATGGGGAACCGTACTGGTTCCGAATCTTACTGACCGCCAAAGACCCTGCCCCGCCGTTGTCATTATCAGAAGTATTACAACTGGTGGATCAGTATAAATCTTACCGGAGCCATCTGGACGGCGTGTATTATCACATACCCCATGACATCGTGATACGGACCGGCTGCGGATGGATTTGCTACAGGAACCGGCGCTGCGGCACCTACCCGTTCAGGGCGACACGGGGCAAGATTGATGATATCGACCTTGTAATCCACACCTACAACAGTGGCCTTGGCTACCGCAATCCTTACGCCGGCGAAATCGTCTCCGGGACGTACCCCCACGCTTCACAGGGCGGGTTGTCCAAAGAAAACGTAATCGTTGCTACGGATGGTGATGCCGTTGGCTATCGCACTCCGTACGCAAACGAGGTAAACTCTGGCACTTTTCCGGACACAGCGACACAAGGGAGCATCGGCGGGAACAGTTTAGCGGCTGAAACATCAGCCGGAAGTTCTTCATACAGAGTCCGGCGCTGCGGAAGCAGGCCGGGCATCCTGATATAAAGGAGGGAACAAAATGATTGATGGAGCTGGTTTTGAAGACCTGCGCAGATACATCACGAAGCGTGTCAGTTATGCACGTTACCGTGTAGGCTCCACATGGTATGAGACCTATCTGAGCAAAGTGAAGATTTTGAGCAACGGTACCGTCCGGGTACAAATCAACATTAATTCCGGCGGATCTGCTATCACAGTCAACCGTGTGGAACTTTACAACACGGACAGGCAACTCTGGGCGTACCAGAATGTCAATATCGGACTGGCAGCAAATCAGACCGGGATACTGTTCTGGTTTGATTTTACGTTGCGAGAGGAGGTGGGCACAAATGTATGAACCGACAATATGGGAAGACTTTGTCAGGGATCCGGACGATGAAGTCTTTCTTGAGAAACTTAATGAAAATAACCGGTATCGGATTACCCCTGCCGGGGAAGTGATGGAAGAAGGGACCCCCCAGGACAAAACGCATTTTAACAAAATGGAAGGCGGTATCCTGGATGCCCAAATGGCGGCGGCGCTGATTTTTAACGCCCTGCGTCAGTGGGAATGGGGCGAAGATGAACGCACCCACACCTACACCGGCGCAACACTGTTGGATGCGGATATTGTTGTGCGCTTGGTTATGAACCTGGCACGGCAGAACAAGTGGGAAATTGAAGACATCCAAAAATGGATGGCAGACCACGATATCACTGAAATTGGTACGGTCACTCTGACCAATTCGCTGAAGTTCCCGTTTAACAACAGCAAACAGTCTGTGAGCCTGACCAAAACCAGGAAGACTACAAACTATGTTGTGATGACAGATGTAACCGCCTTTAATGGCAATGTGGGCGAAGTGGAGGTGACCGGGAAGCTGACAAATGGTTTCCAGGTTGGTTATACCGGCTCTGCAGCTTCTGCCACGGTTAGATATGTTGTGATTGGAGGTTTTGGAGAATGATTATCAAGGAAAAAAATGTTGGCCCGAAAATCCCCTATGAAGTAGTTGGCACAAAAATCATCTTCGATGATGATCTTATGCTGAATCTGGCCAAACGACAGGATGATGAAGCTGTACATATCTTTATTTGTTACAACAGAACAAAAGATTTGGTAATCGGTTACGAACATGGATGGCGCTATGTGGCGGAGATTGATATCCCGGCAAGGGAATATCAGGAACCGGAATCTGAAGATGAATCCCCGGTACCGCTGCCGCTGGATATGGACGAAGTTACGCTCACCCTGTGGGCGATTGAAGATTAAGGAGGAACAATAACATGGCTGCTAATTTTGATTTAACTGCACTGGCGCTGGAAGGCTGCTGCCCTGGTAACGTAGTTAAGGTTGACGATGTCGGGCTGCCGTCCATCATGGTACGGATTCCCAAACTGACCTATGCTCAGCTGGGCATGGGTTCCAGCACGGCGACCCATCCGGCGTTTATCGTCAATGGCCAGGAAGTGGATGAAATCCTTATTTCCAAATATCAGAACGTGGTCAATAATGGCCGTGCCTACTCTCTGGGCGGCGTTGACCCTAAAGCAAACATTACATTCGATGCCGCACGTGAAGCCTGCGAGGCCAAAGGCGAAGGCTGGCACCTCATGACAAAGATGGAATGGGGCCTGCTGGTTCGCTGGTGCCAGCAGAACGGCGTTATGCCGAAAGGCAACAACGACTATGGCAAACACAATACAGAAAGTGTATACAAGGCGATTCCTTCCATGGCAAGAGATGCCAACGGAAAGATTCAGCGTATCGCTACCGGTACCGGTCCGCTGACCTGGTATCATGACCAGACACCGTCCGGCATCGCCGACCTGTGCGGGAACGTATGGGAATGGACTGGTGGCGTTCGTACTGTCAAAGGCGAATTGCAGGTTTTAACGAACAACAATGCTGCCGACTACAGGAATTCGCAAGGTGCATCCAGTACGGAATGGAAGGCCATCAAAGCATCTGACGGTACACTGATAACCCCGAACGGTGCCGGTACCACTTCCGGTTCCATCAAAATGGACTGGGTATCCAGCAAGCTGACCTACAGCACCAGCATTACGGATTCTTCCCCCGGTAACCATAACTGCACCTTTGCTAACGTGGTCTGTGCTTCCGGCATCAGTGATGCGGCGAAACTGCTGCTGGCCAACCTTGGTATGTATCAGTACGCCGGCAATACGGAGCTGTTCTCTGCGCAGCAGGTATACTTCAACAATGCAGAGGACGAAAGATGCTTCTTCTGCGGCG